TTAAAGTGATTGTTCCTGAACGAAAGCTATTGCTTCGGCAGTAGCTTCTTCCCTCTCCTTTTCTATATCAGAGTTTAAACGGTCTATTAACTCCATATTTCCCGTTATGACGGTTTTCACGCAATCGGGATATGTGACTGTTAGCTGATAATGACCGTAACCAATGAAAGCTTTTGTGAGCTTTGGAGAGGATAATTGAGATTTACCCATAATGCAACGGATTAAGGAGCGGAAAAAAGAACGGTTCCGCTTTCCCGTTGCGTTACATATCCATTTACATCGGACACAGGATGCCATTAAGCTATCTCACGGGGGTCGGAACCGTATATGAATAAGCTACTGGCAAAATCAATCACCAGTAGCTCAACGGTCGGACTATTGCCCGATGTAAATCAAAATATGTAACGCACTGCAAATATGGAAAAAATATACGAGATAGCGAAAATAATTCATGCAATGTTTGTATAATAACCAAAAGATTATTATCTTTGTAATGTCAAATAACAAAAGTAATCAACATGAGTAACGAACAAATTAAAAAGGATTTGCTTATACAAAGAGCATTTCTCAAAAAAGAACTAGATCAACTAAGGTTTATCGCCGAAGTTACCGGAACAAACCAAGAAAAAGAGATTGACAAAAGGTTAGACCGGTTACTAACAATCGACAAAATCTTAAAAGAGTTAGGAAAAAAGAAATAAAACAAAGCCCCTCTCTCCGGAGAGGGCACTAAAAATAAATATATGGCACTGAAAGATGAATTACTGGCATTAAAGCCACTACTTGGTACAGACTCTCCAGAGTTCTATACCAAAATGACAGAAATAGCAGCCAAGTACAATTCGGAAGAAGACAAGAAAGCTATTGCCAACTTTGTATCAGAGCGCTTACAGAACATTGATAAGAAACTGGATGTTGTAGAAGAGAGCGCAATCAAATTACAACTGCAAGAAGTGGCCGAAATTGTCTCTCTAAGCTACCTCGCAAAGAAGTACTTTAATAAAAGTAGATCATGGCTGTATCAGAGATTAAACGGCAATTTGGTAAACGGAAAACCGGCACGCTTTACACAAGAAGAATTACAGACATTCAACAATGCCCTGCAGGACATTTCTAAAAAAATAGGCTCACTTAGTATCTCATATTGATACTCTGTTATTTGACACCATCCCCGTAGTTGAGCCGCTACGGGGATTTTTATATAGGGCATTATTGCAATCTATTTTTATTGCTTATCTTTGAAACTTATACAATGAACATCAATAATAATTTAAACAAATAAACAATGATACGCAAAATACTGACATATTATGCTGAGCAGCTGGACGAATACCTGTCCCGCTTCTATCATCGCCCCGAAGGGCTGGCAACTGTGGGAATGATAGGCAACGCCAAGGAGGAACGCCCCAATAAGATGGTGGTGGCTCTGCTGAACGTGGAACGTGAGACTTCCGGCGGTATTTCCACCCCCATACAACGCATCGGAGATGGAAGATATGCCCGGATGCAGCCACCCTTACTGCTGAACCTGAACATCATGCTGGCGGCAGTTTTCGACGAGCGGCAGTATGCCGAATCTTTGTCCCTGCTTTCGGACACGATGCAATTCATCCAGTCCATGCCGAAATTCACTGTAGAAGGAATGGACTATACGATAGAGATGGTGAATATCTCCACACAGGACATGAACAATGCCTGGATGCTGCTGGGCGGGCAATACTACCCATCCGCAGTATGCAAGATACGCCGCCTGAGCATCGATGGAGAGAGCATCACCGCCGGTGGCAGAACGTCAGGCAAGCCGGTTATAAAAATGTAACGACAAAAAATAAAAGGATATGGACAGTTACCGCATAATCTACCGCATCAAGGTCGAGCACTAGTATTTCGACGGGAAGTCATGCGCGGCATTGCAGTGCCGCTTCACGCCACAGGGCTGTGGATAGTTCTGCCACTTCGGCACACTGCCACAGTTTATAGGCATCCAAACGGACAACAACGTCGTCAATGGCATATCCATGATAGGTGGAAAATACTTCCCATTTAGAGATATAAATTCAGATAGATAGTCAAATTCTTTCCAATATGCAAAAAATAGAGGGGGCAGCTATTCAGCCACCCCTTCTATAAATTCAGTAATCCTTTTCGATATATCGTTGACTAAAATATCTGTTTTAACAATAAGAGATACAACGTTCCCTTTTGTCATATGAATCTCATCTCCTTTTTTTGTATGCCCAAATCTATGTACTATATCATTTCTTACCTCTATTTGCTTGTTTAAAATTTCCAAATTAACAGACATATCAAAAGCAACTGAAAATAAAGCTGCAACCTGTTTCGTATTGTGATAAATAACTTCCTTTGATTGCGCTATAAACATTTTTTCTTGCTCCAAATTATGCTTTCCTCTCAATATCTTTTTTATTTCTCTACTATATTCCAAATACTTTACATGGTTTGAGAGTACCTTTATATAAATATCATAGTTACTACAAACTTGCCCCATAAATGTATCAAAAAGAAAGTATTCTAAAGCACCAAAAACACTAACATATTGCTGCTGATAATATGCATTTTTTAAATCTTCAGGAACCTCAACTTCATTTATTAATTTTTCTATTAATTTAATGTTTTGTTTATATTTATCACATGTAACCTCATGTTTTGTTTCAAACATGTAAATAAATCCATCTTCACCACCATAAAAAGTACACCCGCCTTTTATGTAATAGACAGTGAAAATAGAGCCATAGTCCTCTGTTATTTCTAATAGTCCGTCAGGTGGACATATAATTTCATCCACATTAGTCTTAAACATTTCATCTACATCCATCACTATATTTTGGGCATAAAAGATACCTTTCTTAACAAGTAAATTTCCATCAATATAAACTTTCCTATTCATAGAATTGCAGATCAACGTTATTTCACAAAAATACAGAGCAAGAAAAAAATCAAATAGAAACGGACAAAAAAGCCCCGACGGTGACCGGGGCGTCATATATAATAATTGCTAAAAAACAAGAAAGCTTATTGGACTACCTTGCTTTTTTCTATAAATCATCAAATAGTTTAAATTTCTTTTTTAATTTTCCTTTCACAACCTTTGAATCCACAATCGTTTTCCTTATTAGGTTCAAATCATCTAAAACAATCTTTCCAAGTGTTTTGAATTTATTTACCCTATCTATCTTAAGAGATAATAAATTATCGCAATTAACAAAACTATTATGTTTAAGGAACTTATATGATTTATTACTAATAGGGTATTGACTTTCAATATTCCGGTTTTTGATTTCAGAATTTATAACAACACTTCCTATCAAAGCCCCTTCTTCATCAATTCCTAAGACAACAATCATTTTCATTCTTGATGAATCGCCATTTTTAGGGGTTATTCCATCAAATAGAAAGAGTTCTCCTAATAAAACATCTCCTATTGAAACCATTAGCAACAATACATATTATCTAAAACGTACTCTTTCATATCTTGATTTGAGTCATCAACCATATCAAGTACATCTATTGATTTATGGTTCGGCTTTGAGAATGCCTTTTCCCATGCTTTGTCGTGGGATGTTTCTTTTATCTCTTTAAATCCCTTTCCAACGCATTTTTTTAGACCTTCATTCAAACATTCAATATCACTGTCAGATAGTTCGTCTAAGTCTGGTAGTTCTTTAGCGGTAAAATAGTTATCTGCATCAAAATGACAAGGGACAATACTCGTTATAATAGGCTGAAATAATTCTTTGTCAGCCCTACGTAACGTTTTACCATTCTGCAAATAATCTAAGACGTCTGCTAATTTTGTTGGAACGGGACCAAAAGGAAGTGCAAAAAAAGTGTCTGAGGTAATAAGCCTTCCGTAACGATTTAAATGTTCTTTATTACCAAAATAAAGAGATTTATATATACGATACTTATCCAGTGTCCCGCCAGCCTCATTCAATAAATGCAGAACAGCCGCTTTCAATGTCAGTACATCATCGTTATTCATAACAGTCACTCTTTCATTTTAATATACCATTCTCATCAATAAAAGAACAATAACCTATCATATTTGTTTAAGATATGGTTAGTCGCAATTCAAATGGTATTCATTTCGTGATGCAAAATAATATAATAGGAATGTTAAAACCTAATCTTTCTACTGTTTTCAGCTTATTTTTGTCTTTTTTTACTGCAAAACGAGCAAAAATGTGTTTATTTTGCTGCAAAAATAAACATTTTAGCCACAAAAAAAGTCTCAACCTTTTCAAGTCAAAACACGCACCTGTCAACACAGGTGCAACTGCTACCACTGCCACAAATCATAACTCACCCCAGCCCCCACATAGAATCCACCTGGATACCCATACCCAGCCTGTAAGCCAATCCCCCAACGCTTCTTCTTCGGCTTGACAATCACCGGATGATAGATATCATTCGTCACCGTCTGATAAACCGTCCTCGGATATACAGTCATACTATCCAGCCGCGGGTCTACATATCCGCTCACCACCGCACGATACAGGCTATCTTCATACACAACCCGTTTGCGATGAAGCAAGGTATCTCCTATACGTATAGTATCATTCGGCAATATCTGCCAAAACACTGCCATCGGTGCAGAGATAAAAACCGTATCAGTCTTGACAACCGTCTGTATCTTCGTCTCGGTGCGTATTTCTGCCGGCAAAGGCTCATTCGGACGGAACCAAACCGTCACACAAGCGATTGCTAATAATACAACTAATATCCAAAGCAACTTTTTCATAAGCCCAAATATTTCATAATACCCCACACATGAAGCGAGACAATAGCCCTTTTACCGCTCTCGGACAACAAGAACTCCACATCCTCTCTATTATCCTGGAACAGATTCTCAGTAAGAACAGCCGGACAATTCGTATGCCTCAGTATGTAAAACTGTGATTCTTTGTCCGGATCACCATCTGCCATATCCTTGCGCATGTTCATTCCCGGCAAACAGTTTTCAGCATCCTCGTACAGACAAGTAGCCAGTTTATCAGCCTTTGTTTTGCCAACACTGGTCCATGCTTCCCAACCGCGGGCAGACATCCAATCACTTCCATTACCGGCAGCATTGCAGTGAATGGAAACAAGGATAGCTTGTTTGCCATTGTCATGGTAGATTTCATTCACCCGTCGGCAGCGTTCGGACAATGGAACGTCTGTGTTCTCTTTTACGATGCGTTCAGCATCAATACCCTGTCTACGCAAGCCATTTACTACCATGTCTGCAATCTCTCTTGTGTATGCCCATTCCATTAAACGTTTATCTGGCGAGCATTTGCCCGGAGTGTTCTCCCCGTGACCGTTGTCAATCAAGACTTTCATTTCTTATCCTCCTTTTCAATTAATATCCGTTTTGCGGTTCTCTATTACCGCAGTTCTTTCTCTCACATCGTTTTAAAGCCAATTCCAACTTTAAGTCCGAATTAGTTTCTTTCAATGTGAATAGTTCATCCTGCACTTTACGGAGCCGGTCCGTCTGCTCTACAAACCGCTGTTCCTTCTCTGAAAGTTGCTTCTGCAGGAACTCGTTGTATTCACGAAGTGCCTTAAACTCCTCCACATCAGCATGCGCATCCTCGATACGCGCATTGGTCTTCCGGGACATCAACCATTTTAACAACTGTTTTACCCCCTCAATACCGCCAAGAGCGGTCACCAACATAACCCAATCATTCATATCCATTATTCTTCTGCTTGTTAATCATTACACCTCTTCAATTTCAATTATATTCAGCGGTGCATAATAATAAGTTCCTGCCTTTCCTACACCGAAAACAATCCGTAACATCCCGTTTTCCCCTACAGTTACCGTAACGGGTTCAGTAAGGTTGGCTGTATTATTCTGCACACCGGATGTGGGTAAGGTGAATGCCGTCTCATCTGTGTCTGTCACAGCTTTGTATGACAGCGCTTCATTGGGAATGACACGCTGTGCCCAAATGGTATTGGTGAAGATGCGAACCTTGTAAGTTCCTGCAGGAAGCGTAAACGTGATGCTTTCGCTCTTAACAGCATTGGCTCCCATGGCTGAATTGTGCCACAGGTATTCATCGGGGTAAACCCCGCTGTCGTCACCGGTAACCGCACCCTTTAATGACGCGCTGGATATCATTGCAACCGAGTTTGTCGAAGGTACTGCAGTACCTAATAATTCACCGAGCGTATCATAAATATGGCGTGACTCGGTTATTGCAGCCTGCGACTGGAACCTTGTAATACCCGTTGCTGCATCATAAGCAGAGGTAGAAGACGGGATTTCAGCCTTACTCCACCCAAGCGATACAATGGCCTTTCTCGGTGCCTGTTCAATATTTATGGACGCCGACTTCACTTCCGAAATATTTCCTTTCGTATCCTGTATCTGTCCGTACAGCGTTTTGTCTCCGAGCGAATCAAAGGTATAGGTCACAGTCTCGGATATAGGGGCCCATTCCTGAGATGACAGATCGGGTGTTTCTCCCAGCCGGTACATGGCAGCCTCATACGAACCCGTACAAGTGAACGATACCGGTACCGTAAGGTGGCGTGATATGGCTATGCCGTTGTTGAGCACAAGTGCAGTCAATGCTATCGGAGTAGCCCGATATTCAATAGACACAGATAGGATGTTGCTGCCTGCCGATCCGACACCGACCTGCGCATAAACTGTTTTCTCGCCAAACGGCTCTGAAAGCGTATATTCGACCGTATCGGAAACAAGGCTGTTCCATACGGCATCCGACAAGTCTGCCGTCTCTCCGATACGGTAATGGGTTGCAGCACCGCTATATGCCAGTTCTATGGACACAGTCCGTTCCTTTGTACTTTCAGCCCCTCCGTTAACGGATACGGATGTCAGGGTTACCGGTTCGTCATTGATTTTACCGGACTTGTAGCGGCCGAGAAATGCACCTGTCGGCGCCACCGTATTGAACCAGTTCTTATAGCCCTGAAAATCGAATTTAAAGCGTCTGCCTGTACCCGATTGTATAAGCGGACTGTCAGCCGCAATCCGGAAATCACCGTTGGCGGAATCAGCTATCTTGTAAGAGTCAATCTCCGCATAGTCAATCACTTTCTTGTCAAGCGTAAGGTTACCCGAAGCCTGTGATTGCCATTGCTCCATGGTAGCGGTCTCCATATTGCCGAACAACCCTCCCCGGTAAACGATGATGTTGTCCTCCACGCGAAGGCCTGTCACCTGGACCGTATTACGGCCGTTGAAAGCTATTCCGTTACATAGGATCACATTGTTGTGCAGGTATATGTTGATAATGTCATTGAAGCCGTCGCCGTTCGGGTTTTGCTCCGGACAATCCTTCATGAAAAGGAATTGCACTCCGGGTTGTCCTTCCGGGCAATCGTATACCACATTGTTGAACACCTCCACATCGCCTAACGGACCAATCTGGAACCCCGGCCCGTTGAACTTGTGTACTATATTATTATAGCACTTACCGGTAACAGATTGGATACTGATTGCGCTTGACTGATCTTTCTCACCCCGCCATGCAGCGTTATACACCTCATTGTAACATACCTCCGCGCCGCGTGCATTGGAGAGCTGCATCCCGTCATAACCAAGATTCTGTAACAGGTTACGATATATGCGCACATCCGCCATGTTATGCGGACGGTAAGTAACGGTTTCTCCGTCACTGTTTGTTCCTGTCTTGGTTTCCGGAGAGAAATAGCCGAGATAGAACCCCTCTCCGGTGGTATCATGGATATGGCAGTGATGAATGCGCAAGTTATTGAACTCCCAGTTACCGAACCAGTACCAGGTACGGTTCGGATCAGGGTCGGTCTTTCCGGATATGGCTGTAAAATCACAGTCTGACAGTTCCAACTGTACCAGTTCCACATCCGAAGTACCGTTTACAAGGAACATACAGTTCTGTGCAAACGCGTCCTTGCTATAACGGTGTATGTGTATGCCCTTGCTGATATTCTTATATCCACGTCCGTCAAGCACTATATGGCGGCAGTTGTTTTCGAAGTTCAGTCCCGAATAATATTGGAAAGGGACCTCATAGGGAGTGTCCCTGTTGATTGTGATTACCAGAGGCTTCTCATACGTATTGTTCGGTGTACCGGATTCCGCCGATAGGGAGCATGGATTGTTTCCTTTGAACAGCAGGCGCCTTACATACCCAACAGGTTCTTGCGGATCATCCGTCAGCACCAATGTAGTGCCGGCAGGCAGCACGCTAAGGTCAACGGAGTCGTAATAGGAAGTCCCGTTCTGTTCGCCTGACGGAACAGTGAACTCCGCATAGCTCAGACCTTCTCCTGTATTCTCCCAAAGTCTGATGTAGAAATCCAATTTGTTTCTTCCGCCATAAGATGTAAAGCTTTTCGTAGCCAATATATCGCGGTAGCCTGAGCTGCGGTCCGCCGGTTCGGGAGCCAGTCGCGGAGTGACGGTTATCAGTTTGTTGATGCGTTTGCTGAACATCGTACCTGTGGATGTATCAATGACATCCGCTTCCACGTCATAGATGCCGCGACCGGAAGGCTGCGACACAAAGAACTCCGCATACTCATAGCCTTCAGCCTGCGTGACGTTCGTAAATGAGGCAACGGGATTGCTTTCTTCATTCTCCCTGTACACACGTATCACCACCGTATGCGCACCTGCATAGCCGTTTTCCGGATAAATGCATATTTTGGAGACTTCACCGTCGGTACGGATGATTTCCTCGCTCACTCTCACATCGAAGTAAGGCAGCGCCTGTGCCGTCATCGCATAGACCGTCTTCTTCACATCCGTCGAGAATAGGGAATTGCGGCCTGTGAATACCTGTGCAAGCTCACCCTTAGCGATAACCTGTAGCGTCTTGCTGTCCTTGCTGTGTAGCAGGTTACCGGCAGAGGTCACCGTCTGTCCGCTTCCGTCCTGTGTTTTCCACTCCGATGCGGTGGCCCATTTCGTGGTTGCATCAATCTTTATCATCTCTCCGACAAGGGGGAAATAGTTGTCTATTATGGCCGATGCAAGCACCTTGCCGATAGACGCCTTCAGAATATCATTATAACTTTCAGCCATAATCAGTCAATATTAACGGTGTATAATTCCTCCGCCTGATACTCGCCATAAGCATCCACTTCCGGATGCATGTGTACCAGTGCGTATCTTCCCAGCGCAAGGGACCTGTGCTGGGTGCCTTCAATCCTGAACCGGACAAACCTTGAACGGTTGAGTGTGTTATGGACCAGCAGCAGCGAGCTGTCAGCAATCGCGGTGTATTGTGCCGAACTGTCAAAGGAAGCGGCAACTGTCAGGTCTTCCCCCGTATATCCGGTAGTGGTATCCCCGTTTTCATCAATTGCTGTCCCATGGAGATTGTAGCACCCGCGGCTGTTGGCCGCTGCCGATTTCTGTTTGTAGTCCTTATCCATAGCGGGGACATAATCATTGTTGGCCGGGTAATTGCCGTCATAATCTGCAGTGAGGGCATATGTAGCGCCACCGTTCTCAATGTCAAGCAGCTTGTCTGACTTGATTACCAATGTGCTGTTGCTGTCAAGCCCGGCATTGCGCAGGTAACCCAGTGAACGGGAGTTGCTTCCCGTAACGGTAATGCTGTCGGAATTCCCGTCCGGATTTGCCACGGCCATGATCTCCCCGTACGTGTTTCCTTTTTCTGGATCTTTAATGGATACCTTCAATAGGTTCCCACCCATTGAGAGGCTGCCAAGCGTCTTAAAATTGAACAGGTTGATTTTTCCGGAGCTGAGCGACGGATCCGGATCGACGATGATATTGTTATGGATGGACGCAGTCCGCACATCAATGGCATTTACCCGTAATATGAACTGCATCCAGTCGTTACCGCCCATCCATAGCGTATTGTTCAGGAAACGCAGTTCGAGAATATCAGAAGTGGAGTATATGCACTCATGAATCCATCCGAAAATCGAAGACTGGAGCATGTTCACAATCAGGTTTGACTCCAGTTCCAGTTTCTTGATTGCCGTATTGGATGACATCTCGATGATTCGTGCCCCGTCATGGATATAGTTCCTTTTTAACGAAACCACCTCTATATTGGAAAAGTACATCAGGCTTTCCCGGAAACTGCTTCCGTCAAAATGGTTGTCTTCCAGTATGAGTCTGTATCCGTTGGTTACATTGAACAGTCCGGCATGGGCGACGGCTCCTGAACGGAATACACCGCTAACTTCGTTACGGGAGAATGTGACCAGACGGGCATCCGTCATGTTGAATGCCATTCCGGCATTGTTACAGAACAAATTGCCGTTGACATATACGTTCTCCGTATACTTGGTAGAAAGAATGAATGTGGAACCGGTTGTCTTGTTGGTGGTGGAGAGTCCATCGAACGTACAACCGGCAATGTAAAGGTTACGGCAATAGCTGTCCTTGCTGCCGATAAGCATCACCGCAGCCACTTCATCGGGGGTGCTGCCGTCAATAAAATTACAGTAGTTGATGAAAGCGATGTCCGAAAGAATTATATTGTCTACGTTTGTAAACTTCAACCCTCCGAGACTGGCACAGTCATACGTCAGGAAACCGTTCCCGTCTATCGTGAGCGTGTGGAGAGCGCCCATGTTCCAGTCCTTAAGTACAGACAGGAATATCTGTTCGTTTCTGTTTTTGTCCGGATCATTGGCGATTCTGCGTTCCTTCGCCTGCTTCACACAGGTCAGTGTTACATCCTGTGTTAATCCGTCCGGGTAGTCCGCCTTGATGGCGTTGAGCGCCACATGGGTGGAAGAGTAGAAAGTTCCCGGCAGGTCGCTGCGTACAAGGAAATCCATAGGCGCTTCTTCAACTTCCGCCTCCATCCACACGTACATGGTATGATCGGCTTCAAGACTCTCAAAGGTATATTCCGATACAGCTCCCTGTGATACTGTATCGATATTGAGCTGTTGCACCTGATAACCGGTTTCAGGCACGATGATGACCGTCACCGTAGAACCTTTCCCGGCTCTGACCGTCCAGCTTGCACCGGTTGCGTCGGATATGACCGACATGGCACCTTCGGCTTCGACAGCGCATTGCCCCACGTTGGCGGGATTGACACCTACTGTAATACTGAAGGTTTCTTCCGGCCTGTCACCGCCGCCGGCGGACTTGATGACTTCGTCCGTAGCATCCCAATAAATGGTTTCGTTATCTATATGCCGTTTCAACATCTCGATGAAAACGGCTTCCCCGAGCTGCGGGGCTATACCGGTATTCACCCATTCCGTATCCGCCCATTCATATACAGTACCGGGCCATGGAATACCGACGAAGGCGTATTCACCGGTCTTGCCCGTAGGATACTTCTTCAGGAAACGGGATTCCGTAGAGAAATACCCCTTGCAGAATGTAAGGATGGAGGCATGGCGCAGCTTCATCAGCTCCAGCCGTATCTTCTCGAAATTGGCGTTGATGAAGGCGGCGACATCGCCCCAGCGTCCGTCTGATTGTATCGTATTCAAATCCATGTCAGTTCCTTCTGTTCAATAGATAATAGACTCTGTTATAATAGTACAGTTCAAGCACGTCACCTGCCGCCATGTCTAAATATTCAATGCGGTTGTCGTTGTTGTCGTGCATCTCACCGGTCGGCAGTTCACGCTCCTGAAAATTTATACTCACTTTTTCCCGGGGACGGGAGCTGATCCGGAACGTTGGATTCAAGTTGATTTCTCCGATTCCAGAAATATCAGGGTAAATACGGCTATCTGCAGCAATGAGTGTTATCTTGAAGCCGCAATCGGAGATACCTTGAGTGTTCAGCTCATCGCGTGTCGGCAGGTCAATGGTATAGGTATAATTTTCCAATCCCATATTCATTTTCAACAGGATAGTGGTACTCTTGCCAATTTGATTAATAATGGTTTTCCTGACTTGTGCATCAATTGATTCCTGCCCGTACCCTACTACGGGAACCCATAAATAACCGACCTTGTCAAAGACTGCATTACCGCCGGACATGGCACCGTTTTCGTTGATGGTCAGGTTTCCTATTTTGGAGCCCAGCTTGGCGTTGAACTTGCCTGCTATATCCAATACCTTATTGACGTTGTCCCAGCTGATATTCCCGGCACACAGCGACCAGTTCAGGAGTTTGTCCCATTTGGCGAAATACATGTCACCGGCTTTACCGATCCAGCCGCTGCCGTCCTTGTCGAAATGGGTCACGCCGTCCCCCATATCGACCGTCCCTTTGAAATAACCGTCAATGGCATAGAGATAGCCCCTGACAATTGCATCGCTCAAAACAGTACGGCCGCCATGTGTGAGGACGGTCCTGACATATTCGGACAGTTCGCTGTCGCTCATGTTCAAAAAGGCCATAGGGTCATCCTTGCACTTGGAGATGGTCCGGATCGCTTTTTCCAAGTCGCCGCTGCCCCAGAGTAGGGGATCGTCGTCATCGTTATACACACCGGAGAAACCACCGGTGACTTTCTTCAGCTCACCGTTGGTATAGTTACCTACAAGTATCATGGACAGAAGTCCCAGGCCTCCGATGAATGTGGACGAACCCTCACGTATGGCATCGGTAAGGTATTTCAGTGCTTCGAACTTGGTTTCAAAGCTGTTGTTGTCCAATGGTGACAAGCTCCATACGGAAAGGACGGTTCCGCGCTCAAGCTGTATCTCCGTTATCGTGCATGAGCCGCTGAATGTAATTTCTGTATCGGGTACGGCAGTAAAATGAAATACATAACGGTCATATTGGGGCTTCAGTTCCTGCGTTTGTTCCAGTCCCCCGACACTAATACTGACGGAAGCCCCCTTTGCCTTGAAAGACAGGATATATCTTTCTCCTTCCATAAGCCGGTAATAGAGCGTTTGCATTATAACACCGGTAGTCAGGGTGGCAGAATGTCCGGTCGCACTCTCGCTGTCCTCGTAATTGATAGTCACATTGGTTGCAGCCCACCATTTAATGGATTGATTGTACAGTTCAGTTTCATCCGTAACTTCGGTGGCATCCTCCAGCTTGGCGGAATTATAATCGCCGGCAAACCCGGAATTACGGATGAGGTTGATTTTTCCAAACTCCATGCCATCAACGTTCTCGAAACCGTCACTGCCGGGTTCTATGTGCACTGTACCTTTGATGTTGACCTTCCCGTCCTTGAGTTCAATATACTGGCTGCGATCTTTGGCACCGATGTATGCATTGCCATACACCCGCATTCTCGCCCTGCCGGTAGACTTGTCGAAGTCAAGGGCAATCACATCCTTACCTACCAGAGAAAAATCATTAATTCCCTGATACATGATAATAGAGGGTGCAACCTCGTCGACTGACGACAAAATAATAGCCCCCTGACGGGTAATATCCGTCTTATGTCCGAGGCCGACAATATCATCACCAATCGCAGGTATATCATTCTCCACATTCTTATCACATTCTGCTTTGGAAAGGTCAATGTAGTCACTGCCAACAGATGTTACGGCACGCCAATAATAACGGTTGCCGGCATGTTGCGACACTCCAGTCTTGATGTTACATTCCTGAGCAATGGCGAGAGAACCGACCGAGAACTGATTCTCTATCTCCATATCGTCCTCCTTGACTTTGAAATAGCAACGGTAGGCGTCAGCCAGCTCCTCCACCTTAATACACTTCATCCCTGCATGGGATATCACCTGCTCACCACCTACGTATGTTTTCTTCTTGACTTCAAGCTCGTCGAATACGGCCTTGATCTTGACATACAGATAATCAACTACAGCCTGGGAGGCGCCATTCTCAAGGACAGTAATGCCGCTGCCGTTATCGCCGATGAGTACGCCCTTGAGGAAGGTGATGGTTTCTTTAGCGATATCGGATTGGTCTTTACGAAGAAAGATTTTCGTCAATTCATCCAAAGAAAATTGTGACAACAAATCCAATACCCCCACAAGAATACGACCCACACGTTCAGCGCTATTCTCTCCTGCAAGGGTAGCATTACGCACTTGCAAAGCTAGTTTCCTTAATATATCAAAAGTATCTGCCATTATTCACCCAAAACTCTACACGTCACACGATTGGCTGTTAGTCCCCCATTTCCCCTATATAAAGGGAAAGAGTGCCTATTGTCATTCAAATAGCGCACACATTCCTTTAAGTATCGGTCTGCTACAGAAAAAGCATCATTATAGGCCATGAGCTTCTCTTTAAAATCCGGACGTGAAGAATACTCGTTATCCTTATTCATAAATCCTAAACGGGTAACATTACCATCCCCATTCTTCACTATACGAGCATAGGTATAATAGGCTAATGCCGTTTTCAACCCTACAAAAGAGCGTTTTCCACCATATCCTGCATCATAAGAACCACCATTAAGCAACTCATCATAATTCTCTTGGTGTTCTTTTACATCTAAAAGTAAAGCATCACCCAAAGCTAATTTCAAATCAATGTTCTCCGACTCCCTGATATATGTCTCTATCTTTTCCGCATCGATATGCACTGACATCGTACGGGCTAGCTTAGAGACTTCATCCGTTGTTATTAGATACCGCTGCATTCCTTACGTATTTAAGAGGTTGTACACTAAAGTCATTAGATGGATTAACAGATTCATACCAATGCTCAAAAATCTTCTGAAAAGCACGTTCAATCATTCGCTGTTGTTTTGATACAATAGAGTTATAATACTCAAATGCATCTTCCAATATATCACCGGAAAAGCCCACCTTACCAACCCTTATACAATACCAAGGTTCTTGACCGAAAGCAGAATAAATACGCTCTACCACACTAGTATCAGTTACGGTAAATTCTTTATCATAATTTTTAGAACTGATATCCACAAACTCTGGTTTTTCTTCATCGGATTCCAAAGATACTTCCAATATTTTTGCAGCATTAGTATCTCCTTGAAGTTGTATAATGGTATCTGAAAAGCCTGTATCTTCACTTGGTTTATCTTCTCTTATCGGGTTTCCTTCTTCATCAAGATGTACCGGAGAAACGCCTTTCTTGGTGATAATCATCCCAGAAGGCATGAAATTACAGCGTACATTACGATACTTTATATTAGCAAGCCCTTCATCTGTACTCATTTCCACAATCACCCGATCAGCCTTTCCGACAGGATACACAAAGTTTCCTGTGTTACTAATCCATAATATCTGTCCTTTATAGTTTTCAATTCCCCCTGCAGCACGAATCTGTGCATACACCACTTCTTTACAAGGATTAAAAACATCGATGAACTCTACATTCTCTTGTACAACCTTAATAGCCTTACCCTTACGAGTTTTCTTTCCTGTCCAATCTGGATGAACCGCAATCTTTGCAATATATCCGGTTTCATCTTCCTCTAATAAACGGCAATTCTCAAAGGGGACATGCTGTATCTCTACTATATCAGCAAACATATTATAGTTTACATGTATTGCTATCCCATCATAATCTGCGACATCCCTACATACAAAAGCATGGATATCATCTGCTGTATCACCACGACGATTAACTACATATTCAGAAAAAGTGACCTCACGAAAACCATTCCCTTCTATAAAATTGGCATAACGTTCCGTACATTCACTACCCGTTGAACTCGCAGCGATGATATTCCTTAAATGTTGAGGATATAGATTATCATCACCATAGCTTTGGATGCCAAGATTACGTAAATATCCCGTATCAACACGCCTATTACTTTTCTTCTTTAAATCATTTACATTCATCGTTTCGTGAGGTCATTTATTATTCTGCCGTTTCTTGTTTTAATTCAAAAAGGGATTGAGCCTTTTTTATATGGGCATCCAATAATTTAGAAGTCACCTTCTTTCCATCTATTTGATAGGTTTTAAATGCATCTTTTACAATTTTGACAGTCGCACCTTCCACTTGGAAAGCTTTCACCAATTCTGAAACTAAAATCTCATCCAAAACCGTAACAGGATTCTTGCGTTTTTCAACCCTTTCCTCCCAATCAGAAGGCGTTAAAGCAAAAAACACTATCCCTTTAGGATTTCCCGCAAGAAATCTTTCTGCCGCTTCATCAGTTAGATTATCATTGGTATACATTTCACCACTCCCAAAGCCAGCCTGGAGTAAAACACCATTTTTCAATGCATAATTTGATTTTTCTTTCATCTTTCTGTATTTTTTTAAATATGAATACATCTCAATCACAGCATCACGATAGCAATCACCACATGAAGTTCTAATAAAAGTTCGTCCGAAGACTTCATGATACATTACTTCAATGTCTGATTTATCAGAAGAAGAGAGGGGGAGTTTATCCCCCAACTCTTTCAATTTATCAACCACTTCTAAAACTGTCATACCTCTACTCTGCCGGTTCGGCCGTTAAAGTATTAATAGCAGTTTTAGTAGCTTCATAACTTGTTTTATACAAGAATAAAGCTGACTTTGGAGCTTTCTGTTCTTCAAGTGTTACGGTCCATCCGCCTTCTGTATCTTCACTATACTTATTGTTTTCAATAGTAGTAGCTGTAAGACCTTGATAATATCCAAAAACCTGAAAAGCGGCATCGCCCGGATTTGCTTCTTTTTGTAACCCCTTATATTTATTTTCCAACACTACAACGTAAGAACCGTTAGCCAAGCCGTCAATAATATCTGCACAAACATCCGGATCATTAGCTAGAATCACAAGTACAAGAGTGTTTGTGAATGAATTGCGATATGTACCAGTAGCCAAAGCTGTGGTAGTTCCTGTAAATGGAGCCTTTCCTGGTACAATAACTTTATATGCTTTCTTTCCCGTCTTCATGGCTAGTGTCTCAATCACATTCTTACGGGTAGAATTGAATAGTGTTGCAGCAAAGTCTACATCTGCACGATTCATTATCACACCTTCCTGCTCCAAACCTTGTACAACCGGATCATCACAAGACGGAGAAATATCTTTCTTCAAAATATCATCGCATACTCCCATAAATACCTCCTTTCCTAATATGCAACTTGTACCAGATTATCCTCGCCAATCATAGAACCAAGTTTACCTGTAGAATAGATATAATTCTTACGGGATTTTCTTTCAAACCAGATATCAAGGTCTGACATAGGGTTATCACCTTCACAGCCGTACATCAGATTGTCCGGAGAACACAGAACAGCACGATGGGGAAGATTCAATTTGGTTTTATCATTCTGATATGCTTGGATAAATCGATCCCAAATTGAGCATTTTACAACTGTAACACCGTCATACTCCCCTACTTCAAGTCCGTCAAAAACAACTTCCCAAGGCATAATAACCTTATATTTTTCTCTCACGTCACGAGATAAAGAATCACACAATGATTTCGTAGCAAAAATTGCATGTCCGGACTTTTGGAAAATACGGCTATCCGCATCTTCAAGCATTGCATCAAATATAGAAGTTGCAGCACCCAATTCTTTCATTTTGGATTTTTGCAAAGCATAAGATGCTTCAGCATTGGCTGATATGACAGTATGCTGGCTAGCATTAGTTGTACATATAGCAAACAGACGTTTAAAGAAACCGTCACATGTTTTAAACAATTCAACATTCAAACCATCTGTAATTTGCCCTGAACCTTCAACATTGGCAGCATCCTTATCTCCAAACCAAGTAAAGCGCCACAACATTTTCATCATTGCTTCCGTTAGCTTCGGAAGGACGATTCCATCCATATACTCAGTAGAAGTAAGGTCCGCAATATTAGTACCGGTTTTTAGGCAATATTTAGCAATAGTGTTTTCCAAATCCTCATAACACATTTCCAATGGAACTTGCCAATCACCAATTTCCCAAACCTTTTGGGCTGCAGCAATAGCCACCTTTTGATATGTAGGATCACATCCAGAGCCTGCGATACCCACATCCTCCATTTCACCAATAAAACCAACTTTCTTGCCATTGGTCACTTTAGGCATGAACGTCATAAAACGCTCCATATCCTCATTCTGAAAGACAGTCAATTCAATCAAGTCTTTCAAATCCTTCACCGCCTGATTGTCCGGTGTCAATTTTGAAAAATCTAAAATAGGCATACTCAAATCTCCTTTCTTTACTTTTTAGCTCGCTTTTCTCTTTCTTCTCTCAACTTCCTCTGAATAGGTGTTTCCTCTGCACTGGCCTGAGGATCAACAGTTGTCTTAAAAGTCTGGGCACGTAAAGAAACCCTGTAGGTTGAGCAATGCTTCGTCAACCAATTTTCCCCACCTGCCATCTTTACAGCATTCAGAATCTTATTGTCCTCAACTGTACGGGAGTTAACTTTCAAAGCCGCATTTTCCGCTTCAAGTTCTTCAATGCGTGCCTTCAAAGCCTCAATCTCCTCATCACCATTTTCTTCCTCCTGATCTTTAATCTCTGTAATTACTCCATCGGTTACGATGATAGTCTTCCCATCAGGCATAACATGTTCACCGTCAGGAGACGCGGCATCCCCGACTTGCGGTTCTCCCTCTTCACGTTCCACCGTCAGTATATTACCTTCGGCGTCTGTCAACTCCATAGATATTACTGGAATATCCTCAATCTTTTGATAGCCACATTTGGCAAGCAATTTATCAATGATAGATTGCTTCACTGTCACTTGTTTTTCTTTGTTCATTTTTCTACTATTAAGTTTATAATCGATTCCTTTTGCTGTAGTTGGGACAAGAACAGCAGATATAAATCCTAATTGTTTTGCAACCTCTCCACCAAACCATGTTTCTTTATTCATTTGAGTTTCCAACACGTTTGGCTCTGTCCCTGTCCTTTCAACATAGACTGCTAACATCTTAGCTTTTTCCGTTTCCAAACTTGATTTAAGGGTTTCTATCGTTTCAAGGTCTAAGACATCGTCATACTTTGCCAAATATGGTTTGTGAATGAGAAACTTTGCATGGGGATAAGCCTTTCTGCGTTCCAGCGGTGCAGACAGTAGAATAATTGTCGCCATAGAAGCACATCTTCCAACAACAGTACAAGAAATTTCCTTACCCGATGCACGTAATGCATCATAAATTGCATACCCCTCAACAGTGTCACCACCACATGAATGTATTTCAATGTCGATTGTAGGGTCAGCCGGGTCAAGCCATGAAAGAAAATATTGAATATCTGGAAACGAAAGCCCTTCATCACCGGTCAAATACCAACTCTCTAGCTTATCCCTATCGGCAACAATGTCCTTGTTAATGTATAATTTTGCCATACTACATAATTGTTTGTAACAAAGGTAGAAAACAGGATACGGCTTGAAGAATATAAGAAGTTTATTCCACTGACACGCTTTGTCAGTAACTTTTTTACTAAGCAAAAAGAGCGGAAAATTACTCCGCTCTTACTTAGATATTAACCGTACTTGAGAACTTATCAATGATCCGATAAATGGTCCTTTCTGCAATACTATATTCATCAGATAAATATTGCATGATATAGGTCTTTTTATGCCCTTCCCGTAACAAGCGCATATATTCCTGATATACTGGGATGTATTTTACATCCCCAACATCAAGAGAAACACCATCCATTACTTGGAGGATGTTCCTATTCAGAATTAATAACTCATACGCATTCATACACTACCAAGATTCTCGACATACTTTACTCTATCTGCAACAGAAGTAAATTCCTCTACGGACAATACCGGCGGCGGAGCCATCATCATACCCTTTGCAACAGCCTTGGAAAGCATATCTTCACCCAACGCCTGATTGGATGAAGTAGTGACGTTGATAGGAATGCCACCACCCATTTGGTTAAAAGCTGATAATAACGGAGCAAACATAGAAGTCGCGGCAGCCGTCATTACACTTTCACCATTAGATAACATCGCCGGTATAGAGTCACTTGTACCCGAACCTGGACCTACTACTGAACCACCCTGTGCAAATTTAGCACTTTTTACCGTAGAAATAGCAGCCGCAATGTTAGAAAGTATAGTAGCTATACCACTTGCCATTGTACCAAGTCCAATGATACCCTTTCCTGCTTCCGCTGAAACCATTTTAGAAATAGCCTTACCTGTATTGATTGCAATTTCAGCAAGAGCCAAAGCCTTACTTGCAATGGCAAAGTTACGGTCTTGATTACCTATCTCATCTGTCAAGGCAATAAGTCCATTTGTAACAGTAGCCATAGCATCATATTTGGATTGTTCAATAGCTATCTCCTTATCTGCAACAGCTTTCTTTGCATCATTATAGTCATTTTGAGCTTGAAGTTTACGCAAATTAAAAGCTTCTATACTTTCCCCCTCAAGTTGCTGTATAGTATTCAACTCTGCAAGCTTCTGCTCCATCTTAATACGGAGAATTTCTTGTTCGTCACCGTATGTCTGGGCTATTTCTGTTTCAAAACGTATCCTTAATGCATCCTCTTGTTTCTTGATTATGGAGTTATTATGCTGCTCGGTCAAATCATCAATCTTTTTGTTGTACTTCTCCATAATAGTAAGTTTCATCTGCTCGGTTAGCTCTTTCTGCTGAAGCTCCGCATCACGTTGGGCTACAAGTTGCTGCATCTTTAATTGATACTCCTGCTCGCTTCCGGCTTTTACAGATTCAAGCTGCAGGGCGATAAGCTTCTGCCGATTTTCAATTTCTTTTTTCAGTTCTTCATCGGAGAGCTTTTGCAAAGCAATAGTTTTCTGTTGCTCAAGAGAAAGAATCTGTTTTCCGATTTCCTCTTTGGCACGAGGTGTCAAGTCTTTTTCAGTTTTCAAACGGCTTTTCAAATCTTCAATCTGACGGCTATATTCATATTCTATCTCTTGCGTCTGCTTTTTCCGGCTATCTTTGACGAGCTTTAGCATTTCATCCTCAGCCTTACGTATCTCTTGCAGTTCTTTCTTTTTGATTTTAAGAGCTTCAGCCACAGCTTTAGGGTCAACAATCGGCGTTTTCTTTTTATCGGTATCTCCAGTATATGAAGACACCAAGTTAATAGTCTCTTTCCTGGATTCCACAGCCGACAACTGTGCCATACGATTATTCCATGAAGAAGCAATATCCTTGTTTATGGCTGAATTAGAACGGTCTTTACCAATTCCCTGACGCCAGAATGAAACATCATCCAGCTCTTTATTATATTTCTCATTGATAGCAATAGTTTCCTGCAAGTATTCTTCTTCCTGCTTCAGGGATAAGTTCAGCATCTGCAGTCTTTCTTCTTTAGCTTTTTTCAAAGCTTCTTCCTCAGAAAGCCCCGCTTTCACATATCGAGCCCGTGCCGCCTCTATCTTGGCATATTCATCCCCGACATTAGCCTCTGCAACATTCTTACCAAACTCAACAGCCGCTTTAGTTTCCCGTTCCGAAATATCCTCTACCGATTCAAATAAAGCTCGTACCCCTCTAATCAAAGAGGATAGAGTATCATTGACGAAAGTCTCAACCTTAGCCGTCATTTTCTCAAACGAGCCACCAGTAGTATCAAAAAGCAAAGCGACCTCTTTCGTTAGTTCCGCTTGGGAAGCAAGCAAATCATCTTCCACTTTACCTAATTCCCCGGCCTTACCCTTGACTTCATCCAGATTAACAGAAATATCTTTCAAGGTACGGATATATTGCAGGCCGGCATCTTCTCCTGGATCGCCAAAAATATCTGCAATAGCAGTTCCGACCACCGCACTGCTTTCCGGTAGTTCATCCAATTTGGCAGATACTTCCTGCATGATTTGAAAAGTAGTCTTTGCTCCTGTCTGCAAATCTTTCTGGACTTGTTTAGAGCTGATACCGATACCATCCAATGCAGTGGCTGTTGATGTAGTCATTTCCCGAAGCCGAGTATTCGCCTCTTTGATAGTATCAATTCCCTTATCAGAGAAGACACCCTGCTTATTGGTTTCTGCAATAATAGCAACGAACTGATCCGCAGAGATACCAGCCTCTTTGAAGTATGCCGGATATTCTTTCAAAGCAGATAGGAACTCACCATTCGCATCTGCTCCGGCAATGAAACCATCTTTGATTACTTTCAACGCTTCATCAGAAGATATGCCAAACTGTTTTTCTACGGAATTAATAGCAGTCAACATATCCCGGAAGTCTTTACTGTAGTAATCAGCCAAAGCTTGTACTTCACTCCGATAGATTTTCAAATCATCGCCAGACTTATCCGTAAATTGCTTTGTCAATTTGGTAGCCTCTTTTACCCCCTTATTGTAGTCATACCACCATTTGAAAGCAAAACCGACTCCGGCAACACCTGCTATACTCATAAATACCGGATTTTTCAATAATGCCTTTAGCGTTGAACCTAAAGCAGATGCTTCTGTCTTCATATTGGAGAAAAAGCCTTTCACTCCATTTGAGTTCTGGGCGATATTCAACAAAGAATTTGCAAAGTCATTATTGATACCTACAAAATCTTTCAAAGCTTCCTCGTAATTACCGACATTACGATAGAAACGCTGTGTACCCTCTTCCGCTTCCTTCAATTCATCGGTAATGGCATTTATCTTATCTTGAATCTCTTTGCCCTTGGCACTGTTACGTTCCGCACGACTTAACCTATCATAAGAAGCAGTCAAATTAGAAAGTTCCGCACGTAATCTAACTAAGCTACCTTCAAGCTCCGTCTGTTCCTTACGCTCATTCTGTATTTGCTTACTCAGAATTCGAACAGCCTCGTTCACTTCACGAGTAGCAATCTTGGTTTCTGATAACTGTAAGTTATACTCTTTGCGACTCATACGTCCTGCTTTCAAATCCTCTTTTAAAGTTTGTTCTCTTTTTCGAAGTACATCCAGCTGAGTACGATATTCTGCGATTTTTCGGATAGAATCATCGTATCGTACCCGAATATCCAGTACTCTTGCTTCTACATTTTCCATAACTATACCTCCAACTGTAATAATTTACACTCACATATCCCCGTATCTTCTGCCTTTACAGATATAATAGCATAGTATCTACCATATTGGCCCAGATATACCGGAACCGTTACATCCAACTCTTTTAGCTCAATATCGTTAATTTCAATTTTTTCCGTAATGACAACCGGATTATGTACCACCTTTTGGTATGATTGATAATTTTTAGACAACAAGGCATGCCATGACAACCCGTTGAATGTTGCCCTTGACTTACCATTGTTACTAATCTCCAACAATATACGAGGTTCAACTTTCCCTATCTTTCCAATCTCCTCGTTATCTTCATATTCATAAATTGGAATATATGCTTTACCGGCTCTCGTATCGGTTGCGGCAAAAGGAAGCGTAACGCTATCTTTACTTAGTTCAATAGTCTCATCATCAACATTGATGCATCCTTCATAATCTCCAGATACTGTTTTGTCTTCTTTCCACTTGTAGACATTCTTTTGAGCGAATCCATCAAGAGAAAACGAGATAGTTTTAGGTTTATTATCCTGATACGACGCAACCACCTTCGTAGTCCAATCTATAGCCCTAGACTTGTTAGTTATAACTTCATCCATTGAAACAAACCTAACCGTAACATCATCTTTGACTACAGCAAATGTACCAGACATAACAGATAAAGACTTAATGAAATCAATCTGCTTTATGTTTGGCAAATTGGATATAATAGGATAATATCCATCGCTTATTCCATCTTCAAAAACATTGGTTTCTTCAGTGAATGCCAATAACCCGACTACAAAGGTTGTACTCCCCCAACTGTTTGTAAAGAATCCAGTATCAGCAAAGGCGAAATAGATCACATCTCCCGCAGCCAATACAGATGTATAATCATCATATTCAAAAGATACAAACCAATTTTGATTCCCTTGCTTTTCTAAATCTATATAACCAACGGAGAAGACTTCCTCCGCAACCCCATTCACAACTTTGTAAGCTACAAATCTCGGATTAGGAACCTCTGTTCTCACAAAATTAAAAAACATTCTTCCCATGATCCGGATTTTGGTATTGTTCTTCAAAATCTTCATGCCTTCATACTTGGATGAATTAAGGTCTACCGTTTCCAGATAATCTGTTTTTTTATAAGTAGACGTACTACCTCTCAAAACATATCCATAATCATGATTGGGTCGCGTTCCGTTCACATACTCATAAGTGATTCCGAATTGATTATTATAATCCTCTCCCTTTCCTTTCTTGGTTAACATCGGGATAAGGAGTTTGTTAATCAGATTATCTGTGACATTGGTAGGAAATAAGAATTTGATACCGCTATCCTGGGATATACGTTCTAAAATCCAACCTGCCCGGACACATGGATGGATATAGTTCTTGTTATCATAATTCCGTACCCCCATATTCATATCGGACATGATAAAACTTGTACCATCTTGATAATTACTAATCTCTCTTTTCCAAATAGTATAATACTCAGGATAACTATCTTTCAAATCATTCAATGTTTTGTCACCCTCAATAATGTTAGATAACAAGCTAATATTCCCCCACGTCAAAGCTATTTCAAAAGAATCCGCCCCAGTCATTAATACAGCTTTCCCGTTAGAAATAATTTCAACCCCGTTACGGATATACCTTGTATCATGAAACGTTCTCGGATAGTCAGTCTGGCATGCCGGAAGGTCAGCATGTTGGATAATACGTTGATTCCTGACTGTCTTAGGCAACTTGATCGTATAACTGTTATTGCTTACGATCTTACTCAAATCGGTAAACAGGTTACTTTTATAGTTCAAAGTAATCTTAGTACTGTCATCCAAATCCACCAATTCACCGTCAATAAACAATAAATCATTTCTCATAAGCTTTGCACCCTTATCTCTGGTAAAATAATCGTTGCTACAAAATCTTGAAGAACAGCACGAGTTTTGTTAAAAGTTTCAACCGCAATGTTCACCCCTTGCCACCGTTCCTTTTTATCAACATCTTTTCCCATGTACATATCTACTACTGGAGACATGGTAAGTTGAAAAAGGAAATCGTATGTATCACTATCCACCAATGGAGCACATACAGGAAGTGTATTTTCTTCTGTCTTACGCTGTTTACGTCCGGTGCCGCCATGATAACCATTTACATAGCTATAATCACGCATATTATTACGAATGAATTCCCCGTTATTCACCACTTGCTTCTTTTCATCACCAGCCTTAAACAACCAATAGCAATAAAATCCATGCCGGCTAATCCAACGAAGATATACCCCGCTTGTACAGTCATCAATAAGCAACCGGACACTAGAGGAAGCTCCCGCCACTATATGAAAAGTGTAGTCAAATGTCATATCGAATACGCTTCCAACAGTTCCAGTTCCAGACAAATCAAATTTCACTTCTTTTTGAGCATCGATTCCCGTCAAGAATAGATTGTAAATATTACGTTTGGGTAACCTGACAGCAGGTAAGGACTTACCATCAGCAGTAACATTGACGCCGCTTTCCCCGGCTGAGTACATACCTATTGTAAATGGGAAGTTCTTGAACCATGTTAACACTCTGTCGCCATTATATCGCTCTCCGATTTTCATCGCTCCCCAAACGACATAAGTCTCAAATTGAAAGCTCTCTCCTAACTGCCCATTCTCGGAATACATGTTCAGATCAAATGAGAATAACCGCCCCAACTGTGTATCTTCCGCACCTGACAAAGAATAATCTATCCTTCCAAATTGAATTGTATCAAAGTACGATTGGGTATAAAAGGATAAGTCGAAGAAGCATGTACTTTGAAACAACGCCCTTTTTTCGGAGTGTTCAATCCCCGTTGCTACATCACGTACGACAGCTTCTATCCATGCCCATGGATGGCCCAAAACGTTTACAACCATCGGATTAAAGCAGAAAGCTATCTCATCCGGATATTCAATCGTTGTATTATCTATCTTATGAGTTCGCATTGCTATTCAGATTTATATGTTTCACATCCTTTGAGAAAATACCAAATACACGATTCATTATATTTTGTATTGCTATTTCAATATCTTTTGAATATATGTCTTCATGTTTCCCTGTACGATAAAGCCTGGTACCTTTTTCTGCTATTTTCCGGGCTACGAGATAAGCAAATGACTTAGGCTTTTCTACTTGAATACCTTTATCTATCATCCACTGCCGAATAATCTTATAAAAACCCTTAGGTACTTTCCCCGGTCCACGTCCTGTTTCCAATACACCGAAAGCCTTCCTACCAAACAGAATTCCATGATCATCATCCACTACGACATGCAAGCTCTTGATAGTCCTTCCACTTGCACGCTGCCCAGCCTGTATATGGTTCTCAACAATACGCTGCCGAAGACTTTCCAATTCTTCATTCAGAATACCCTTTATCTCTTTTCTCCTATCTTCCATAACTAACACATGGATACTCCTTGAACCTCTTTAAGTTTCAATTCTATTACAATTCCGGTAACATTCACATCCAATTTATCGTAAAAGATAGAATAAGGAACTTCATCACTCACCCACTCAAATAATCCACTTTTATTAAGCTCACGAATAAAGCTCACTGCATGTTCTTTACAACGTTCTATGACAGTATCATTCTCCTTACCATCAAAATCAAATTCAGTCTTATCGGCAAATGCTATCATGCAATTAGGGCAATCCTTCAACTGTGTTCTGGATATAATAAACTTACCGGATACAGGCAGTAAGTTAATCATAGCCGGTAATGGCATTTTATCCAACCGGACATTAGCCGTCGCCCAGTTATCAAACAAATAGGTTATGTCTTTCAGCTTTTCTGCAACAGACGCTATTTTCCTCTCTACACTTGTGTTCATTTGTTATTATCTTGATAAATTTTACGTAATCTTCGTTCATATCTTATCTTCTCTGCATCCATATCAAGACATTTATACACTCTTACCCATGGAACTCTTTCTACCTGCTCATGGTCAGTTATTCCCATACGGGTTGCATAATAGTCTACTAAACCAAACAAGCCAAATGACAGTTGGTCTACACCTGCACGTTTTTCCTCAGGAGTAGGCGCCACACTTGTTGTTTCAAACAGCTTGGTTATCCGTTCCACCTCTTTAGTAACCCATGAGGAAAAGCCCAAAACATCCTCTACCTCACATACTTCTATTTGTTCAACAGAGAATCCTAAAAGGACATGACATGGTATCATTATACAATCAACATCGCTTGATATAGATTGTAGTCCCATAAGTTGCCCAATAGTGGTATCATTCAGATTATCCGGCAAACGAACTCCCGAAATGAAATCCGGCTTTGGGAGTTTCTTTATCTGTTCCAATAATTCAGTAACATTACTTGCCACCTCACTTAATATCAAAAATTCTTTTACTGTCATATCTGTCCTAATTTTGCTTTTGGTCGTTTGGGAATTGGTTTGATACGGAAGAACATTGCCATTATCAGCATATCAAGATAATCCGGAGAATGACCAAGTATCTCTTTCATTTTCTCTTTACTGATTATTCCTTTCTTTCGGGTATCAGCATCTATATGGTCTTGCTTTAAAACTCCTAATTCTTCGATTATACTCTCTCTTTGGGCTTCCGTACATATAATCCTTATCTGTCGGTTATTTATTAGCTCTGCGAGCTTAAAAGCACACTCTGATTTCAAATTGTCAAACTCCGGATTAATAGGGCGATTACCGCCATGAAACTCCTTGATACCATTCAGATAACTTTCAAGATAGCTTCCAAGACCATCACTATCAACTACCATCATGCTACGTGGAATCTTCCACTGTATCATCATGTTTTTAAGATCCGTTTCAATGGATTTACCCGTACTGTATTCCTGGTCTAACCTGATGTAGCATACATTACCTATCCAATGCCCACAGACAAAACGGTCTCGGCCTTTCATGGCAAGGTCAGAAGAACCAGTCGATAAGCCTATCGGTTGTACATGCTCGTTTGTAAACAAGTCACAAATAGCATCATAATCACAAAGTACTGCCGGATCATTATCATATTCCCAATTGCCGAAATACAAACGCTCTTTCGTTACTTTATCATTAGTATTTTTCAAAGTGTTTATATAGTCTTCTGTTGCAAATGGATTGTCTTGTACCAACGCCTGTACAAAAGCATAACCATCTTTTAACTTATGCTCTTTCCATGGTTTATAAAATTTATCGTATAACCAGTTCTTTTTGGGATTACAAGTAATAAGAATTTTCCCTGGAACATTATAGACATCATTCAAGTGCCGTCCTATACGAGTCTGTAACACTTCAAAGGCCAATCTATTCACTTGACCCGCCTCTTCGATCCATCCACCCGTAAATTCCAAGGAGCCGAAACGTTCATACATCGGGTCTTTATAAGGGTAATATGTCAAATCCAAAAAGATAATCTCACTCCCATTATCGAACTTGATGCCGTCATTTGTCAAGTGATAATATGGATAGCCATGAGAGTTAGCCACTTTAACAAATGTCACCGCTATAGATGCTCGACTGTCTTTGAGATTATTTCGCCCCGCAAACCAACGAGTTCCGGGAAGATAATGGCAACATTGCATCAGCCATTCACAACCAAGCCATGACTTACCACCTCCCCCTCCACCACCATAACATAAGAACTTCGTAACATCGTCACGAAGATAGTTATAGGCTAAACGCTGTTTTATGTTGACTCTCTCTCCCATCACTTCACACTCTCCGCTTCTTTGGTATATGGAAGAAATGAAAATGACTTAAACTCTTTCCCCGCATTCGTATGGTCCACTTCCTGCTTATCCGCAAGCCCAAGTTTACGAGCAATGATATTCGCATTAAAAGCACCGACACATGCACCTTCAAACTGTTGCGTTTCGATTGTTTCTTCCACGCGTGCGATGACCTCTAAAAAATCTTCGTCATTCTTATTTTTACACTCCGTACGAAAGGTGCTCCACCATTTGGATGAAGCGCCTACGTAAATACAAAACCCGGTAAGAGAGTACGGGCGGGAAGTCGGGGAAACTTCCTGTTGCACTTGCTGTTCATTAACAGTTTCCACTTTCTTCCCTTTCTTTCTTTTCACAGGAACCGTCTTTTGAATAGCTTTTTTGGAGAGCCAGGGATTTTCATCACACCACTGGAAATACTCACAGGCAGCTTCCCATAAAAGTTCCGGCGTGGAAAAGAGTTTATCTCTCCCATGCTTACTCCTTAACATCCAAAATTTATTTCCCGCAGGTGCTGCCATATCACTTCTTCATCCTGATTATTTCTCCACAATGGGGACATGCCATTTCAATATATTCGGTCTTTTCTTGCTCTAAGTTCTCCTCAATACGCTCCGTTTTCTTTTTGAAAGCCTCATTCTCTTGACGTTCCATTTCCTGACTGAACTCCCGCTGTACTTCCTCTGCTTGCATATCTTCTGTTGCATAATCATTTGCCGGAGTAAAGTTTACATCAAATCCGAGCAGCTGCTCTATTGGCTCAAAAAAGAAATCTTGCATATCTGCAGGGACATTCATAGTCCTAAGTTCACGTATCAGTTTATCTTCATCCCATGATGCAAACTCCGATGTCTTATTATCAGCAATACGATACTGGCGTGCCTTTTCTTCATCCAAATCAACGACTATACAAGGTACTTCCTTATATCCAAGATTTAATAGGGCAAAGTATCGTGTATGGCCGACAATGATTTCAAGATTCTTATCTACTACAAGCGGCTGGTTAAAGCCAAACTTCTTGATTGATTCCTCTACCGGTTTGATAGCCTTGCTATTGTTCCGGGCATTATTCCAATATGGAATGATTTTATCTATTGCAATATTCTGTATATCCATAATCATAACTCTGCTGAATCTGTGTGATGAATAATTTCTTTAATAGCTTTGCTGTATTCATAGTTCTTGAACATCTTAGCAAAGCCGGTGATGTGCTTAAGTTTTACAAATTCTAATGGTTCCATACCAAGCTTCTTACAAATGACTGCATCCGACTCTCCATTTTTAATCATGTTATAAATGATATTCGTCATGCCGTCAACAGAATGTTTACCACGTGCCCGGTTATGCCGGACCGTAGATGCCATACGGTCATTGATATCCTTATCAATAACCACAATGGGGAGACGACCACTATTCCGTCGGGCAATATCCTTGTACATACGTGCAATGAGATTACGGTGAAACCCGTCTACAATGATGTACTTTTGCTCTTCCTCACTCCAAATCGTAACAATAGGTTGTGTATATCCGTCTTCCCGAATGGAAGTATAAAGTAACTGCATTTCCTGCTTTGCCACAGCATTAGGATTATAGTTGTTTGCCTTTACCATTTCCATTGGAACCCAAAGAACACGATCCACCGGATTCACTTTCTCCGGGGACAAAGAAAATAGAAGTTGCCTCACTTCATTGAAGAAGTTTATTTTGTCTGGCGCTTCATCAAGCATCCGGGTGATTATTTCTTTTAGTTTTTCCATATTTATACTTTGATTTATGAACCAATAATCTGTTATTCAATTTTGTCTGTTCAAAGTCTTCGGTAATAATCCCACGAGCAAAAGCACGGTAAATATCACGACGGTCTACATCAGACCAATTTGTAACTTTAGTAATCACTGTCTTCAGGTTATTGGAAAAAATGATTTTATTCTTATCCTCAGCTACTATGTTATCAATGAGATACTGCAAATATTCCGGCCAATCCTTAAAACAGTTCGGATAATTACGTATCTCTTCAAAGGCATCCAACAGAAGATGATTTGTCGTACCAATATTGGGGATGCGGGTGTACATGGCATTATATGCCTTCGGATCAATTTCCTGCAAGTAAGGGATATTCTGATTACTGTTCTCATGAATCAGAGAGGACACCCTGGCCGAACGTAACGGTTCTTTTGAGAAAATGTAATTGTAGGCCTTATTATATCTTAACCGATTGGAGAAGATATAATACCAGATATCGCGATAAGACCAATCATACAAAGGGTACATAACTACTCCATGACTACAACGCTTTCCGTATGTCATACCAGGAAGAGTTTCCTTGCCTGTTAATCCTGCACGACGGGCCGGAGATTCCTCAATACGGACACCACCCAAAGAAACATAATCTTCTCCCAAATGATGAAATGCAATAGCATTGAACATGTCTTTAAATCTGTCAGCGCTATATACATTCTCTTTGAAAGCAATATCCTCTTTTTCACGCATCCACTCTTTCCCTGGCTCCCAAGGAATAAACCAATCACCACTGTTAGCATTCCATAATCTGAATGGTACTTGTACCCAAATAGGCTCTACTTCCGGCAAAGACATAACATAACGCATATACTCGACTGTATATGTGTACTCACATTCCTGGTCAAGAAACATAACCGGTATCTTTTGAATACCAAGTTCACGTGCCACTTCCAAAGTGATATGCAGCAAAGCGGTACTATCTTTGCCACCAGAAAAACAAACACCCAGACGGCCACCTATAGAAAATAGCTGCCTTATGCGTTCTTTCGCCGCCTCATACACATTTTGTTCCGAATATAATATCATATGTTAGTCACGATATAATAGTTACCAAATTCTTTTACTTCACAGTGAGGAAAGCTTTCTTCCAGCTCATGCCTCGAATGTCCATAATATTCCAATTCACAACCACTACGTTCATAAGTCACCGGATGATATGTTTCTTTATAGAACATAAGGAACAAATTTTTCCCCTCTGGAATATCCGTTAACGCTTCGATTTCAATGTAACTGGCCGAACCAAATAGAGCGACAATAGTATTAAATACCACAAACTTCAGGTTTAACATCTCAAACGGGATACACAAGTTATGGTATCCGGGATGCTTCTTTCTGAAAATTTCAAGCATCTTATTACTCGGATCGATACCGAAATATTCATCCGAAGATACTTTCAGAATATCAAGGAACAGTCCGGTACCACATCCCACATCAAGAATAATTCCGGGAACATCAAAAAGCATCGAGGCTATCTTACTGTTCTCCTCAATGCTGGCTTTGTCTTTAAACAGAGAATCGTAATCCTCTGCGATTGCATCATACTGATTTACTGCGTACATACTTTATTATTTTGATTTACAAAATAAAGATACCGAATAATCCATGAACGGACTATCCGGTATCAAAGAAGTTACTGACACGATTTGGCAGAAGATTTTGTCATGTCACCACATATCGCAATCTTCATTCTTATTCCCATATTTATGTTCCCAATAACTATTGAGACTGGAATATATAGTAACACAGATTATCAAAATCACTACAGTAAACCAAAACCAATCAAATCCCATATTCTACTTTATTACGTTCCACTCACTTTCCATAATCATATAAGTTTTAACGCTTCCTGTATCCCGGCTTCAAGTGCTTCTTCGTAGCTTTTATAACGCAACAAAGGTCTGTCGGATAATCCTACCAAGTCATGTTCCGGAATTGTCAGTATATCATATGTCCAATAGTCTCCATGCATATAGGATACTTCAACATGCATACCTTTGATTTCACGCAGCCATTTTTGAGCAAATGATTGTGTTGGTGCAGAATATCCTTCACCTATTTTGTCTAAATAGGAATTTCTACTGTTCATTTTAATCAAGCGCAAATCTTCATCTGCATAAGCAAATGTACAATGCTCATTGAACCCTTTCTTTTTCAGCAACTTTGCTGTCTCCAATGTTACAAGTTCTTCGGTCATGGTTATTCTCCTGTTTTCAGTTCAATCTTTTCTGCCCGTCCCCACCATGAGCGTTTGTTGTGCTCTTTAATCAAGTTTTCCAGCAGGTAGCGCTTGTATCCTTCATCAGAAGCTTTTCTGCGTTCTGCATAAACTTCTTCTTTCAGGGAATTTACTTTTTTTTCCAACTTGGCTATTTCTTCGACAAGCTTATTGACATACTCATCCTTCAGGAAATATATCGCCCGTGTTTCCCTGGAAAAGTTGAATCCTTCTTGTACATCAATAAATTCAGCCAGCGTATTCCCGTCACCCAACGCTACGACAAGCTTGGTAAGGCTTTCCGCGCTTATCTCATAACGCTCTTTTATACTGAAGGAATCAGGCAGTTTCCCGTTCCTGATTTCTATTCCGTCCACATCGAATATAAGGTCCTTGCCGTCAAAGACCACCTCTTTCTTGTTCTGTTCCATAGCTACTCTTTTATTGTTATTCGTTAAACTCTATTTTCCGTTGTAACACCTCATCTGCATAATATTGGTCAAACGACTTGTCGCTAATCCACCAATTAAAACCAAACCCTGCATCGATAAATTTACGATTAATATATCCGGTATCAATGAGTTTTTGTATGGTCTGAATCCATCTTGTACGGGCATGAGGGAAGCGCCGACAATCCTTTAATTTCTGCTTATAGTTTGACATCGGGCAGAGAATACAACCTATTCGTTTATATCCTTCATCGTATAGGGAGCAGTGCTCTATGTTATTTCCGTTCAAGAAATCCCATACATCTTTATCACTCCAATGGATAATCGGAGAAACAAGAATCTTGTCTTTGCCACCGACACATGTAACCATTTTCTCTTTGTGCTCCGAAAATTGGTCGAAGTTCCCACTGAATTTATGGGAGCTAATTTCAATCTCCTTTCGTTTGGAACGCCTTACACTTTCCGCATGGCGATACCTATTAGTGTCACCTTTCCTGCGCCAGACATCTCTTTATATTCAGCACAACACCATCGAATAGTTCTTGTAGGTATTAAATGTTTCTTAAGTGCCATATCATAAATTGACATCTTCGGCTTTATCAGCTCCACATCCGGATAGTTCCGTTTCACAAAGCGAATAACCTCTGGTGGGTCAACACTGGTTAGGTTCATGTGAGCCTTGAATTTCACTCCTGCCATCTTTGCTATGTGATAGAGAGCTTGGCTGTCCTTACCGCCGGAAAAAGCTAAATAAAAGCCATTCTCCGAATCCATATCAAGTGCCATTTGCTCACATTTGTGCAACAAAAAGATGGAGTAATCTATTTTAGATTGAAGATTCATATATTTCTTGTTATGAGCAAAAACCACCGGTTTCCGCTCGTGTTAATACTTTATGTGCAGAAATGGCTTCTTTTTGCACATGTTAATCTCAATTCATTTTCCTTTTTCTATTCCGCTCGCTCTGTACCTCTGCCATACACATCTTGCACCATGACGCTTTCAGATGGTATTCCTTACCGTTACGACGGGCTATTCTATCGAAAAACCTGGATAACGGAAGCGCTCTACCACAGCGGGTACACAGCTTACGCTCCACTCCGTCAACGACCACCCGGTTACGGGGTTTCCTCCTCACGATTTCACATGGCCCGCATTCGGATGCACCGTACCTCCTGCAATAAGCAAGTGAGTGCTTGCCGCACTTGGCGAAGGAGGTGCAATCCGAACGGGGAACTATCTGGTGAATGTTCATACGGCATCATTCATTAAGTCGAACAATGTGGGTGCGCTGACCTCCATCTCTGCCTCATACAGATATGAAAGACTATCTTTCCAGTAGTCGTAATTGAGTTCGGT